TGACAGATTATGGACATGAGACCGACACCATCTACACGGTGCTGCTGGACGAGACGGGAGAGATGTGGCAGTTTACCCATAAGGAACTGCGTGTAAGAATGAACCAAACATTTGGAAGAAATGGTAAAGCTATTTGACATACAAGAGGGCGTCATCATTCCATCAGAACACTGCTACGCGCTGAAGTTCTTGAAGGATATTATGGACGAATACCCTGAGAGCTACATGAAAGTGTATCTCTATCTTTTTTACATGAGCTGTCCCAACCCGGACATGAACCCGTTTTTTGACACGCCTGAAAATGAAAAGGAGGATTTGATTCTATCACAGATCAACCCTGACTTTTCCACAGAGGATGAGTCTGTTCTCTACGCCTTGGAAATGTGTAAGAAGCTTTACGAGACCCCGACCTACCGCGCATATATCGGCATGAAACACATGCTGGACCGCTTGGCTAAGTACATGGAGACCACACCCATTGAACACGGGCGTGATGGTAATATCAACTCCCTGGTTAATGCGGCTGCCAAGTTTGAAGCCATTCGCATGAGTTTCAAAGGTGCTTACAAAGACCTGATGGAAGAACAGAAAAGCATGGTGCGCGGAGGACAGCAACTAGGCTACGACCAGATGTAAGTTGAACGAATACTGACCCTATGGACCCGGATGAACAATGTACTCAGACATACCACTACCAGGAACATCCTGCTGATGCTGGCCATGTTCTTCAACCCTTTTGGTTTCGATGCACTCTTCGCCCTGGTGATGGAGTGCACAGGTTCCTACTGGACTACGGACATCGTGTTCTATGGCGTGTCGGGGCTGTTCTTTGGGTTATACTACTTACATACAAAATACTATCCATATGAAAAGAATCACTGAATCCATTGTATGGTGCTTACTAGCCTTGTCCATTTGGCTGCACCATAAACAATTTTGCCAGCGCCTCGCAGACTGGCTCTGGATGACCGGCTACAAGCTGCGCAAACCTGATGAACCTAAACCTTATCCTACACCCATGCATGAAGACGAGTGGATGTATGACTGGCTTTATCATTACAATGTGTACTCCAAGACATGGTGTGCATACCATAGGGAAGACAGCAATGCATACTGGAGCGGACTGGCTACTACCCATAAAGTGATTGAAGCGTCTTGTATCACATCACTGCTGCAAAAACTGAAGGCACTACAAAATTCCACCGACACATATGAGTACGACAACGGCTATTAAGATCATTGTGCTGCACAAAGCTGATGGCACACTAAAGCGCTACGTTTCACCCTTTGTTCCCAGAATAGGGGACAGTATAGAAATTAATGCCCATACTTACCGCATCCATGAAGTGGTGTGGTGTCCCGACATGTTGCATGTGCGACTGCTTGTGGACGACCTGAAGAACTAATGCATATAAAGATCCCAACCTATGATTACGCCACTGGAGAGTGGAGCCACACGGAATTTGTGACACGTGAAACGTTCCGCGAATTCTTGTGGTCCATCTTCAAGCAGCCTGGTCAATATGCCTTTGACGAGTGTTCCCTGCTGTTCAATAAGCAGGCCCGTAAGTTCAACCAGGATAAATTCTACTGCCCCGCACCGCCCAAGAGTAAAGACTTTGTGGTGTACTGGGACACGGAAAAAGAGAAGTGCCGCAATGGGGTCATATTCAAACATGGTAAGAAGACCTGGTACCTGACCCGTGACTACTACATGTGGCTGAATTTCCTGCCCATCTACAACAAAGAGGTCAGCAAGTTCACGTTCCCGGACGTGCGTGACGCGCAGTACCACATGGCGCTTTACGAGGAGCTGGCCAAACAGAACTATAAGCACGCTGCGATCCTAAAGAAGCGTCAGATTGCATCGTCCTACTTCCATGCCGCCAAGATGATCAACCTGTACTGGTTTGAAGAGGGTGCTATCAACAAGATGGCAGGCTCTCTGAAAGACTATATCGCAGAGAAAGGTACCTGGCGTTTCCTGGAAGAATACCGAAACTTCCTGAACACGCACACCGCGTGGTACCGTCCCAGTAATCCTGACAAGGTGCTGAACTGGGAACAGAAGATTGAGATCAACCAGGGTGGCCGCAAGCGCGACGTGGGTCTGAAATCCGTACTGATTGGACTAGTCCTGGAAAAGGATCCTACCAATGGTGTCGGTGGTCCCTGTACGCTGTTCTTCCATGAGGAGGCGGGTATCGCCCCACACATGGGTAAGACACTGGAGTACCTGTTACCTGCCATGAAATCCGGTATGGTCTACACCGGTCAGTTTGTGGTAGCTGGTTCTGTCGGTGACCTGGAGCAGTGTGAACCGCTGAAGGACCTGATCATGAACCCAGACTCTAAGGATGTGCTGGCTATTGAGACCAACCTGATGGATGAGAACGGACAGATCGGGGAGTGTGGCCTGTTCATTCCTGAGCAGTGGAGCATGATTCCCTGTATTGACCAGTGGGGTAACTCACAGGTAGAGGAAGCGATGGCCATGATCCTGGCAGAACGCGAGGTGTGGAAAAAGCAACTGCGCCCGGATGAGTACCAGCTGAGGGTGTCCCAAAAACCCATGTACATTTCAGAGGCGTTTGCATCACGCGAGGACTCGGTGTTCCCGCTTCACCTGGTAACTCAGCAACTGCGTCGTATAGAAGACAAGACCTATCTCACAGAATACGTAGAGCTCAACCGTGATGAACATGGAAAGATTGAGGCCAAGGAAAGTAAGAAGCTTCCCATCCTGGAATTTCCCATTACACCTAAGACACAAAACAAGGAAGGCGTCATCTGCGTGTATGAGCGTCCCATTAAAGACGCACAGTTTGGAACGTACTACGCCAGCATTGACCCCGTGGCAGAAGGAAAGACCACGACCTCTGAGTCGCTGTGTTCCATCTTTGTCTATAAAGCGTCACAGGAAATTACCCGCCACAAAAAAGATGGCAGCATTGAACAGGTGATTGAGCGCGACAAGATCGTGGCGTCATGGTGCGGTCGTTTTGACGACCTCAACAAAACCCATGAGCGCCTGGAGATGATCATTGAGTGGTACAACGCTTGGACCATTGTGGAGAACAACATCAGCTTGTTCATCCAGTACATGATTTCCCGTCGCAAGCAAAAGTATTTAGTCCCCAAGAACCAGATCCTCTTTCTCAAAGAGCTGATGAGTAACACCAACGTGTACCAGGAATATGGCTGGCGCAACGTGGGTAACATCTTCCGCGGCAACCTGCTCAGCTATGCCGTGCAGTTCATGGAGGAGGAGACGGACCATGAGAATGATGAGCAGGGAAACATTAAGAAAGTGACTTACGGAGTAGAGCGCATTCCTGATCCGATGCTACTCAAAGAAATGCAAGCTTATCGCAAAGGGCTCAACGTCGATAGACTTGTAGCGTTCTGCGCACTGGTGGCATTTGCCAAAGTGCAGGAGTCCAACAGGGGCTACAGCAAGCGCGTGGAACGTGAACAGACCAATTTGGATAACTCTTCCAAATTCAGTACATTATATAAGAGCCCCTTCCGTCACATGGGAAGCCATGGTGGCGGGTCTTCAACCATGAGAAAACCCAGAAATCCATTCAGGAATCTTAAGTGATCCTGACCTATAGAAAACACCATGCCTAAGATTTATAACGCCTTACAACTAAAAAATGGAGCCAGAGCGGATTACCACCGCATGGGTACCATTACCCAGCCTGTGCAGTTCTTACTGCGCAAAGAAAAAGACGAATCATGGGGTGCCTGGAATATGGACTGGTTGGAAATGCAAGGGCTCAAGCAGATCCGCCGCAACGCACGTCGCTTACTGAAAAACTATAAGCTGGCCAATGGTATCATTGACAAGACCGACTACATCGTAGAAGAGGACAATGAGGTAGCAGACCTGATTGATGTGCTAACTAAAGAAGACGCATCTGCGTTTGAACTGAAGTTTTTCCCTATTATCCCTAACGTTATTAACGTAATGGTGGGTGAGTTTGCCAAGCGCAACGACCGCATCACATACCGTGCAGTAGATGATACATCTTTTAACGAGATGTTGGAAGCCAAGCGCTTGATGATTGAGCAAACATTGCTGGCGGATGCAGAGAAAAAGATGCAGGAGACGATCCAGTCCATGGGGATTGATACCAGCAATGAGGAGCAGGCACAACAGGCTCAGCAAATGATGAGTCCTGATAACCTGAAGAGCTTACCAGAGATTGAAGAGTTCTTTAAGAAAGACTACCGCTCCCTGGTAGAAGAGTGGGCTACCCACCAGCACAACGTAGACAACGAGCGTTTCTACATGAAGGAGCTGGAGAACATGGCATTCCGCGACATGCTGATCACAGACCGTGAGTTCTGGCACTTCAAGATGAACGAGGATGATTTTGACATTGAAGTCTGGAACCCTGTATTGACATTTTACCACAAAAGTCCTGAGGCGCGTTACATTTCTCAGTCCAACTGGGTGGGACGCCTTGACCTCATGACCCTGTCTGATATCGTAGACAAGTATGGATGGATGATGAGCGGAGAGCAACTGGCTACCCTGGAAGCTATCTATCCTACCAAAGCAGCCGGGTACATGTTACCTGGTGTACAGAACGATGGTAGTTTTTATGACCCCACCCGTTCTTATGAGTGGAATACACAAGGTCCTTCCCTGGGCATGCGCCAGTTCCTGACAGCACGCGATACGTTTGTCAGCACCGGTGATGATGTCCTGTTCCGCATCCTGAATGAGAGCGAAGACCTCTCTGACTTGAGCAACATGAACCTGCTGCGTGTAACGACCTGCTACTGGAAAAGCCAGCGCATGGTGGGACACTTGTCTAAGATCGATGCAGAGGGTATCATGATTGACATGATCGTGGATGAAGACTATCACATCACAGAAAAGCCGCTATATGACACCTCTGTGATGAAAAAGAAATGTCGTGAGACCCTGATTGCAGGTGAGCACATTGACTGGATTTGGATCAACGAGGTGTGGGGTGGTATCAAGATCGGACCCAACCGCCCTAGTTTCTATGGTAACGTAGACGCTAACGGATTCCAACCCTTATACCTGAACGTAGAGCCATTGCGCTTCCAGTTCAAGGGGGACTTTACCCTGTACGGGTGTAAGCTTCCTGTTGAGGGATCTGTCTTCTCAGACCGCAACACCAAGAGTTCATCTCTGGTAGACAAGATGAAGCCTTACCAGATCGGTTACAACCTGGTGAATAACCAGATCGCAGACATCCTGGTAGATGAGCTAGGTACCGTAATCATGCTGGACCAGAATGCCCTGCCCAAACATTCTATGGGTGAGGACTGGGGGCATGACCAGTTTGGAAAGGCGTATGTCGCCATGAAGAACTTCCAGATGCTTCCTTTGGATACGTCTATCACCAATACAGAGAACGCGCTGAACTTCCAGCATTATCAGGTCCTGAACCTGGAGCAGACCAATCGTCTGATGAGCCGCATCCAGTTGTCCAATTACTTTAAGGGTCAGGCCTTTGAATCCATTGGTATCAACCCTCAGCGTATGGGGCAGGTGATTGCGCAGGAAACTGCTGCCGGTGTGCAGCAAGCCATGAATGCATCGTACTCACAAACAGAGATGTACTTTATCCAGCACTCAGAATACCTGATGCCACGTGTACACCAGATGCGTACTGACCTGGCACAATACTATCACTCTACCCGTCCTTCCCTGCGTATGCAGTATATGACCTCTATGGATGAGAAAGTGAACTTTGAGATCAATGGTACAGAGTTGCTGGCCCGTGACCTGAATGTATTCACTTCTACTAAGGTCAACCAGCGCATGTTGATGGAGCAGATCCGTCAGCTGGCCATGAGCAACAATACATCTGGTGCTTCCATCTATGACCTGGGTAACATCCTGAAAGCAGACTCGTTGGCTGAGATTACTCATACCATGAAAGGTATTGAGGAGAAGACTAACAAGGCTAAGCAGCAAGAGATGCAGGCAATGCAGCAAACTGAGCAGATGAAGCAGGAAGCTGAGACACAACGCCAGGAAGCTATGCTGAAAGCGCAGGCTGAAGAAAGAGCATTAGACCGCGAGAAAGATGTACGTGTGGCAGAAATCCGCTCAGCAGGATTTACCGCCATGAAAGACATGAACAACGACGGCCAATCAGACTACATATCTACACTGGAATACCTGGATAAAAAGAACGCTCAACAATCTTCCCAGCAAATTGAGCGCGACCGTGAAATCAACCGTCAGGCTACTGAACAACAGAAGCTTGACCTCAAGCGACAGGAGCTTGCATCCCGCGAGCGAATTGCTGAAAAACAGGTCCAGGTAGCCCGCACCAACAAAAACAAGTACGACGAGGAATAAGCTGTAGCGATATAGTGCGCTATTTGTAGAGCTTACCTCTTGTAGATGTAACTTCTACAGGTTTATTCTTGTAGATTATATATGAAGAGCTAACCAACATAAACCAACTTATGAGTAAACCAGGACAAAACACCAGTACCGATAGCGTGACTATTGACAGCATTGATGACTTTTTGCCAATGCCGGGTGCTGATAGCATTGTAACAGCGGATGAGGATGATGATGCCAAACCGTCGATGTTCAGTGCGAATGCAAAGCCTGCAGACTTAAGCTTCCTAGACAGCGGAAACGATGACAAAGGAGACGATGATGCAGGAACCAAGACACCAAGCGCTGAAGAAGTTCAGAAAACCTTGGCCGCCTTGGATGAAGAGCTTGAAGGAGCAGATGATGACGATACCAAGAAGTCAGGTCGTAAGAAAATCGACAAGAGCGGAATGGTGGACACCTTCAGCAAGCTGATTGAAGAAGGGTTGATCATGCCCTTTGACGAAGACAAACCGCTGGAAGACTACTCCATGAAAGATTGGAAAGAGTTGATCCAGGCCAACATAGAGGAGCGAGAGCGCGCAGTGCGTGAGCAGACTCCCAAAGAGTTCTTTGAATCATTACCACACGAGTTGCAGTACGCTGCTGAATACGTGGCCAGAGGCGGACAAGACATGAAAGGATTGTTCAGAGCCTTGGCTGCAGTAGAAGAAGTACGCGCCCTGGACGTAGCCAACCCTGATCACCAGGAGTTGATTGTACGCCAGTACTTGCAGGCTACCAATTTTGGCAATGGTGACCAGGCTTTACTGGAAGACCAGATTGCTGAATGGGCAGAAATGGGAACGCTGAGTAAAAAAGCACAGCAGTTCAAACCCAAATTGGACCAGAAGCAGGAAGAAATGGTACAAGCGAGACTTGCTCAGCAAGAGCAATTCCGCCAACAGCAAGCTCAACAGAAAGAAGCGTATATGTCTAACATCTACAACACCCTGAAGCCAGGTGAGTTGAACGGTGTGAAGATCGACGGTAAGCGCCAGAAGTTCCTATGGGACGAGTTGACCACGGTAAAGTATGAGTCCATGACCGGACGCCCTACCAACCTGCTGGGAAGACTGCTGGAAGATTACCAGTTTGGTAAAGAACCACGCTACGACCTGATCGCTGAAACCCTGTGGTTGTTAAGTGACCCAGAGGATTACAAAGAGAACGTTCGTCGCCAGGCGAAAAACGAAGTGATCCAGGACACTGCCAGAAAACTCAAGACAGAGGAAGCGCGTAAAATCAGCTCTTCTGTGAGAGACGACGATGATGATGCGCCAAGCAAATCGCAGACACGCAAGATCCCACGTCAACCCGCGAACATATTTAAAAGATAACGATAACCCTTATTAACAATTAATCCTTAACCCTAACTATGGCAACACCAGTTTTAAACAATGGTTTGTTCCTACGTGACACGAACTACAAGGTTAGTTCTCACGTGGACAGCTACCATTTGGTGAACATGCTCAAAAACACTGAACCTATGGATTTAGGTCCAGTTGATTTGTGGG